TAAAGAAAGTGTCTGCAAGTAGTCCGAAGGTAAATAAGGATTATCTTTAGGAAGCGCGTAAACAAATTTAGTATTACTTTCCTCTTTGCCTTTAATGAACGGACGGTAAAACGTTGTATCAACCCAGTTCTTTTTAGGGTTAAATGTGCAAAGTATCTTCTTTTTGATGTTAAACTCTTCATTGCGCCAGCGTCCTATCCTGGATTTAAGCACATCGAATGCCATAAAGTGAACACTCCCCGCCTCTTCAATCCATCCTGAGGTATATTCCTTTGATCCAAACCTTTCGTAAAGAGGGTCTTTTTGCGGGTAATAAGATAGATCAATAAATTCTATTTCAGATCCATTAGTAAAATGAATATGGTTATCGGAATACTTATAGTCATTAAATCCTATTTTCTTTGCCCAAAAAGACCAGGTGTGTAAAACAGATTCACGGGTGTCTTTTAACGAGTCGCGACCTATAAAGTATTTTGTGTCCGGTGCATAGAATCCCATTTGCATTAACCAATGACAACCAAGAACAGTCTTACCGCCACCGGCTGCGCCTCCATAACCTAAAAACTCAGTCTGGTAATCGGTTAGATAGTCAATTGCTTTCGTCTGCTTTGGTGTCAGAAATTCCGGCATTGTCGCGTATTTGTTTAAATGGGTCTTTTGGGAATAATTCAGAGCCTCCAGGTCCAGATAGTTCAGTACGATCAGACCAACCCATATTTTTTAAAGGGAATATTGCACCTGTAACATTACCAAATTGAAGACATTGTTCATAATAATTCTCTACTTTGAGACGAGCCTTTTTTATAATGTAAGAAAACCCTTCTATTTTTTCATAATCATAAAAAGATTGACGACTTTCAAATCCCAGGAATATACAAAGTCCTGTAATTGTTATTGCAGGTACTTCAATAGCCTTTAATCCGACTTGAATTGTTTTTTTATCAGGACAATCATCGAAGTATTGTTTAATTTTCATCTCCATTTCTTCAGGAGTATTAAACAACGGAGGGCGACCTCCCTTATCTTCTATTATTTCCGCTTCGCTTTGCGTTAATAACTTCTTTTTCATATCTGCAAATTTACACTATCCCTCTCACACTACAAAATATATTATTCACTCTTCACATTTAAACAACCAATGCCCGCACACCTTACACTGCTTTTGCTTTGCTCCATGCTTTGTTTTCTCTTCCATCCATGCCATGTGATCCATGTAACCACCTTTGTAAGGTTTATGAGTCTTGCATGGTTCTGATTTAATAGGGACTGTGTTTAGGATTTCCATATTGATCAGTATCTTATACGTTCATCTATTTTATTACGTAAGAACATTTTATTTACCTTATTAACGTCCTTTATCGTTCTGTCTGTAAATGGCTTATCTGCACACCCTATAAAAGTAGCATTGTCTTGCATTTGGCTAACCATTGCTTTTAATTCTGCAATTGTAACTTTTAAAGTAATGTATTCCATGTTATTTAGTTATTTGGAGTTCAGTTCCTGTGAGTGCAAATATTAAGTTCTGAAGTTGATGAACATGAAACTCTTTACCCCAGTAAATACAGTTTTCATCTATTGAGGGATAGGCTTTCCCGTCTTTTAATGACACTTCAAAATTACTCGTCCCGTCAATGACATTATGTAACACCCAAACAGCATATCCATCTTCGTTACATTCGTCCCAACATTCAAACCCGAACTTCAAAAGCCACTCTTCGGTTAGGGGAATAGGTTTAAACGAATCAAGGTCAAAGGTATGCTGAATATATACCTTATTAACGTGATCGTATATTCTAACCTTACCGACATGAGACATTCCATCTATTTTACATACTTCCATTAATCCGTTTCTATCAAGATAATTCCCGATCCTCAACTCTTCTGCTTTCATCTTATCTCTTATTGGTTTGATTTTAAATAGTTTAACCTTCGCAAAGTACCTTACCACATTTAGTGCATTTCTCATAGTCGCCTTTGCGATAAACTAAAGCGTAAGGATGTTCGCACTCCTCTCCCTGCTCCTGTAAAAGAGATAGTTCCTTTGCTATTTTATCTATATCAGATGCCCAAATAGTCTTAACATCATTATAGTTATGAATAGCATATTTATTTAACACTGTAATTATTGCTTTTGTGTTCATGGCTATTTAATTTATTAGATATTCAACTGGTTTTAAGTCTGATCTTAGGTATAACGGATGCTTTGGTGTTCCGTCATTTGATAATTCAAGATAATTCAACGCTATCTGAATAACAGATAGTGGCTTATTTTTACATAACTTAGTTACTATTGCACTATTTCCCCATGCGCATACAGCAATTTCACATCTACTACTCATCGCTTGCAAATGGAATATATTATCATCACCTATCGGATTAATTGCTTTTAACAATTCTTTGGGGTTCGTAGAACGATACGCAAATAAATTACCGACATAAACACCTCCATATCCCCATGATTTAGCAAAACCAATACAACGCCTTATTGTAGGGTCATCAATATCTGCATCAGCCGTAGAAGGGTTTAACATGATAAATAATACATTTGGTTTTGTATTATCCCATATCCTCCAAAGACTATAACGATACTTTTGACATGCGGAAATAATTGCTCCTTTAACGGTATCTTCAAATAGTGTGTTCATCTCTATTTATCTTTAATGTTTGTATTCCTTGCCCATTTTAAAATGACTTGCATGGTTGAAAGTTTCATGCTAAACTTATTACTAACCACGTATTTATCTTTAAATTGCCTTATAAATATGTGTCCGGTTAAAAGATAAGGAGTCATGTCTTTTACTAAAATTAACCTATGGATAACTACTGATCTTTCAAAGCCTTTCTTTTTATTTTCAAGCAAAAAGCAATATTGTTTTACTTTATCCCCCGAATTTGTTACTCCCCTTAAAATAAGTCTTTTCATTGTCTTTTGTTTGAGGTTATTACTTATCCTTTTTTATTGGTTAGTATTATTCAATGAATTACAATAATCCTGTAAAAATTTAATATCTTCTTCTTTCATTTCCCATATACCCTTTTCGGTGTTTTTAAATCCATGTCTGTATTCAACTACATCAGATGTATCGAAATGCAGTCCCGGATAATCTTTATTGTATTTCGGATGTTTTGTATCTCTTACCGCTCCGCATCCATTTCTTATGTCAAGAATGAATCTTGTTTCTTTTTTCTCTCCCTCAATAGAGGGTTTGATCTCTTTCTTTAAATCTCGCTGTATAACCTCAAAGTAATTAGCTACTGCATTTGAAGATAATCCTGTTGTATCAAATTTCAGTATGCAATCAATGATGTCTTTGATCTCTTTCTTATCCTCGCTGGGAGGAAGTTTCTTTAATTCATCTATTTCATGCGATAATAATAAAACTATGTCTTTCAGTTTTTCTATATCTGCCTGTTCCTCTCTGCTTGGGTGACCAAAAAATTCTTCTTGTAGTTTAGAAAGAACTCTTTCTTTTATTGTTTTCATCTTATCATCTTTAAGGTTAATTAAAACTCTTTAATTGTCTTACGGAAGGTCAACCATTCTTTATTGTCAAAATTGAATAACTTTCTTCTTCCTTTATGCTCCCAGTCTGTTTGTAAATATGCTACGAGGTAAATTCGTTTCGTTTCGTAATCAAAACCAGTAACAGTATATCGGTATTCATTATCATCAAATACTGAATTTAACCGTGCCCTCAGTCCTTTCTCTGAAATAAATGGTTTTATCCCTGACCACTTTTCAAAACTTTGATATGCACTGGGATTATTACACATTATAGCCGTTACATAGAATCCTTCTCCGATTCCTTTCCCGTTTGAGTTAACGCCAAACCAGTATCTACCCCTCATGTTCTTTTCAATATCATTAAAATCATTATCAGAAAACTGTAAATTACCTGAAATGGCAAGATTTAATGTATCGTGCATTGTCTGGTTTAATCGAATCCATGAATCTTTAGAGTTATGAATCCACATAAATTCAATAAATTGATAAGCGATTGATTTTGTATTTGTTTCCATATCTTATTAGGTTAATTACTTCTTAGGTATTTGTCCGTCTCTGTGGGCTTTTGCACCTGCACAAGCTGATCTATAATAATCACCCCAAAGACCACCTCCGGTTTTACTCGCATATTCATTCGCCCATCTTTCAATATCCTCATCCGTTACACTCTTTGCAGGGAGAGAAGCGAAGTTATTAAGTTCATCAATCAATTCCATAAACTTAATTTGATTAAAGCGGAATACAAAACGTTGGTCACTGTCACAAGTAAATGAATCACATTTTTCATGTATTAATTCATTTATCCTATGTTCCTCTGCACCTTTCCCATCTTCCTTTTCAGCATCTTCTCTTATCCACTTGCTTACAACAGGTTCTTCGTCTGAAATGTAAGGCTTTATCCTTTCTTTTATATCCTTTGGCTCTGTATCTCTCTGGCTGGCGTGTATTGGAAGAATCTCTTGTTTTAATATTGCTTTTATAAAACTTAACTGAGGTTCAGATAATACTAATCCGTGATTTTCAATTAGACCACAATTAATTCTATGCGTTATTTCTTCTGCTGTTTTCATTGGTTATACTTTTTTCTGCTAATTTACAACCTATTAAATTCTAAATATATGATAAATGTCAATTCTCCGGCTTAACTTCCGCCTCAAATGATTTGATGTTCTTTTTGCTCACTAAGTACGGAATTGAATCATTGTCAACTATCCAGATATTACCGTTATCGACTTCAGTTACTTCAGCGTATAAGTCGAACGGTGTTTTATAAGTATGCCCGAACTTCTTTTTTATTATCGTAAATTGGAAGTGACCGTAAAGACCTTTGATGTAGTTCATAGATTACTTTTTATCTTATTGTAATACATTACCGATGCTTATTTAAAATTAAGGTTTGCAAATTCACCGTGATATTTTAAGGCTGCCCTATCATAAGCTATCGCCGCATCAATAAGAGTATCAAATGAACCAAGATATATGCGATTACCGTTAATCGATAATGAAGAATATATTTTATTATTTCTTCCTTTTCTTCTATCAATATTAACACCTATAAATCCTGTTTTATTAATTTTAAGAGAATTAAATGTATTTTGTTGATGGGTGCAATTTCTTAAATTTAATCTTTGATTATTTAACCCATTACGATCCTTATGATCAACCTCTATGCCCTTGGGTGTATTCATAATAATTCTATGCATATAAATAATTCTTTTCTTACCGGCAACCTTCTTTCGTCTTATTGCATAATAATAACCTTTAGTTCCTTTTGATGCACACCAATTATATTGATTAAGATATTCATAATCTTCGTCATTAACTAATGCAACCTTACCCTGTGTTAGTTTAATTTCTTTCATAATAAAAACACCCATATCAAATACAAAGGCGATCCAGTTGAGCGGAATTGCTCTTTTGGCAGTGTAAATGATATGGGATTTTTAATGTTTTCATAACTGAATCGCATTACAAAGATAATATTTCTTTTTTAATTTTCAAATAGTAATTAATAGAACTTTTAGGATTCCAAATATAAGCAGCTCGTTTAACGTTATAAGACTTATTCCAATAACTTTGGACCGTGTACCATATTTGAACCGATTGCAAGCTATCTAAAGCACATCCAGGGAAAGTAAACCGCAAAGGATTACCGGACATTTCATTTATCCTGTTCGCCTCGTCTGTCATTTCCTGACCTATCTGAAGAAGTCCTGTATAACCTAACTTGTTAATCGTATCGGTATCAAAATTACTTTCTACTTTACAGAACGAATAAAGCACCGGATCAAACGGTTTTATTACCTCTCCTTCAGGAATAGGAATAGTTTTGTATTCGGGTGCTTTTAAGTTTAGGGTGAGGATTGTAAAGAGAATTGTTAACATAGCTTTCATTTCCGATTTATTAATTCAACTTCTCGAATATCTGCACAAAGATAGTTATTTGTCAGTTAATTTGATTGTTACCTTATCTCCGTGAGTGAATAGCTTAGTTGTATAGCTTTTACAACATCCATTTTTGCCATTTCTCGGAGCGTACTGTTTGCATTGTTTTCCGCACGTTTCTTTTGAATCATCACCACAAAAAGCATGACAGGTACACCAAAATATGCCTTTCAGTTTTTCAGGTAATGCTTCATATACTTCTAATTCGGTAACTTTATCATACCTCATAACATCGTCAAAATGATCTTTAGAATAGCATATTTCAGAATCTGAACTTTCAAAATAATATTTCTCTTTTTTCATAACCTCTTTATTAAATTATTCACCTGCGAAAATCATCTTTGGAGAGTGTTCATCCTGTGAAAGAATCTCACGACCTAACTCATGGTATTTATCAATATATTTCTTCCAAAGTACATCAACTTTCTCTTTATTCGGATGGTTCAGTTTACGAAGTTGCCCGAAGTGACCGAGTATCTCATTCATTGATTTCTCAGTGACCGGTCGGCTTTCGAGTATCGTCTCCAGGTTTAAATACATGATCGAAAATTTCAGATCAATAGCCTCATTTTTTGAGTTGCGCCTTCCGATGTACCAGAAGATACGAGCAGTTAAAATAATGAAAGCTAAATAGCCTAAAATCAAGTAAATTGGTTTCATTGGTTTATTTGTTAAGTAGTTTATCAATTCTATCGTAGATACATTTGAAAGTGTTATCTGTCTGACAAAGGTTATTAATGCTTTTCATTGAATGGGTAACGGTTGAATGATCCCTATCCCCTATTAATTTGCCTATATCTTCATAGTTCTTTTTAGTATGCCTAACCATCAGAACTGCAAACAACTGGCGACCGATAACATACTTTCTCCCTCTGTATCTTCTCTTTTCGGTTATGTCAACGCCATACTCTTTTATGATAAGGCTTCTGATCTTATTAACCATAGGGTCGTTATCAGCCTTTTTACAACGCATAGAAATTATACTCCAGTCATTGCGGGGTGTGAATATATTGGAATAGACTAACATTATTTTATGATTGAGTATTTAGATACTTTCTTCTTCTTACCTGCTGATGTGATTTCAATAAGTTCAGACTTAAACTTCAATCCCTGAGCTTTCAAATCGTGAATCCTGGCACCGAGGCGAAAACATCCAAACATATACAAAGCATCCAAAGCAGTTAGAGACTTCCCTTTCTGCAAATGCGCCTTAATTGATTTGTTCTGACTGGTTATTGTTTCCATAGTTAGTAATTTTCATCTTCATCATACTTTCTTTTAGGCCTTAATCCGTACGCCCGTCTTTCTCTATCTGTCAAATCATCTTCTTTTCCAAATGGACTATTCCAAGGCTTAAATGGGTTATCAGCATCAGGACCATTGTGAGGTGCAAACGGATCATCTTCTCTTATTCCGTTCCAAACTCTAAAAGGATTATCATTTGTTTTCATAGCTTTAATTTTTACCAAATGTATTCCGTTGTTTTATTGTAAAATATGATATTTGTCAGGTTTTGCTAAAAAGGTTCGGTTTCTTGTATTATTTCGGTTACACTCACATTTGTTTTAAGATTAAATTCGCCAGTTGCACCGTTCCGATTTTTCGCAATATCAACTATAAGCAATCCTTCAGTATTTAAATTATTGCCGTCTGAAACAACCGATTCAATTTTATAATAAGCTGGTCTATAAAGCAAGAATACCATGTCGGCATCCTGTTCAATGGCTCCTGATTCACGTAAATCTGATAATTGTGGCCGCTTATCTTTTCGTGCTTCAGATTCGCGGTTAATCTGACTTAATGCAATAACCACAATATCCATATCTTTAGCAATAGCTTTTAACCCTCGCGATATTGAACTTACTTCCTGTTCTCTGCTTTGTCCTTCCCCTTTCATTAACTGCAGGTAATCAACTATAATAGCTTTTATATGATGTTGCATTATTAACTTCCTAACTTTCGCGCGGAGCTCTATAATTGATATATTTGAAGTATCATCTATATAAATACCAAGTTTTAAAAGTTGTTCTGATGTTGATAATAATTGATCTATACTACACTTACCGTTCAATAGTTCAACATTTGATTTGCCGGATACGTTTGATAAATACCTTCGCGCCAATGATTCATCTGACATTTCCAGAGAAAAGAATCCGACTGAATTATTAAACTCTGATATGTTTTTGGCAAGCTGCAAAGCGAGTGCAGTTTTACCCATACCAGGACGACCGGCAATGATAATTAATTCTTTATTCTTAAACCCGCCCGTTACTCGATCCATTTTTGTAAATCCTGATGGAATACCTGTTAAAGCAATTTCGCGATTAATTATCTTTTCAATAGTATTTATAACACCGTCAACTAACTTGCTTAAAAGTATTGGTTCTTTTTTGTGAATAGATCCTGATATTTTTAATAATTCCATTTCTGCATATTCCGACAATTCAGCAACATCATAACTATCATCAAAGGCGCGAGTCTGCAACTCAGTAGAAATCCTTATATATTCGCGCTGTATATATTTTTGTTTTACTATCAACGCATAATTTTCAATCATCTCTGAACTTGCAACGCGTGTCATAAGCCCAGTAATATAAACCGGCCCACCGATAACATCTAAATTATTATTATTCCGCAAGTCTTCTGTAACTGTAAATAAATCAACTTTGTTTATTTTCTTAAATACATTTACACATGATTCAAATATTTTATTATGCGATTCGCGATAAAACATTTCAGGTTCTAAAATGCTTATAATATCATTTATTGATTCAGGATATGTTAATAGTATTCCCAAAACAACCTCCTCAATTTCATTTGCCTGCGGTGGAACTTTCCCAAAATCAGGAAAAGAAGTAATAACTTGTCTTTTTTTATCGTACATCACTCTGTATAGTTTTTTGATTAATTACAACCTTTTCTTCTTTTTTCTCCCATGTTCTAACTGCAGCTTTCCAATTACTCATTTTATTTTTACCTACCATCCAGCCTTTAGATTCATAAAAATTAAACCATTTATCAGGATCAACATCATTTTTTCGCTCACTGCAATAGTCTTTTATTTCCTGTAAAGTAGGCTTTAAAAACTTTTCACACTTATCTGATTTATCTGTATTTTCATTTTCATTTTCCATATGTTCAACATATGTTGATGATATGACTTTGTTTTTTCTTCTGGATTCACAATAATTTTTACGCTTTTCAGATTCTATTTTCATCCGTTCATTATAAAAATAACCCAAATTATCCTGAATGAATTTACTGTATATCTTTTCATCATATGTTTTACATATGTTTAACATATCTTCTTTGGTTAAGTAACCTTGTTGATGCTGTAAACATAATAATATGATATACTTACCCCTCTGTGAGTCTGTCATTGTCAGAGTACCGGTTATAAAATCAGAAGTATAAAACAAAACTGCAGGATCTTTACTCATGGATTGTATTTTTTAATTCATTAGTAAGAAATTCTAATGTTTTCAATCCTTGTTCAGGAGTACCCATCTGTAGCATATTTATTATATCAACGGTAAAATATAGCTGATCCTTTGACATGAATCCTATTCTCTCCTGAATAGCAGTCATTCGCACATGTAGTTTTTTGTGACAATCAGGACACAAAGTAATCAATAATTGGCTATGATAATCCCATGCCATTCTATTCTCAATATAAACCTTATGATGAACATGAAGATTATCTGATTCAATACCACACTCTTGACATTTATACTCATCCCTTTCAAGTATTATCTGTCTAATAGCTTTCCATCGCGGATCTTTTAACTGATCTGAATAATTTATTTTCATAACCACAGTGTATGAATGAGGCGTCCCCTGATGCTGTGATAACTGACCGAGAGGAAAGTTCACCAGAGGAGCCTCAATATGTTAATACTATGTATTTACTTGTTTCATTTGTTAGTTATCACGGTGTAAATTTACTCAATTTTCTTCACATACAAAAGTTTTGGAGGGAATTAATCACGTAAACAACCAACTTCAATGTCTATATCCGGTAATTCCTTTTCTCTTTTGCGCTTCTTTTTAATTTCCATGTATTGACCATGGGCCTCGGATAACGGCTGGGTTAATCCAAGTCCCTTACACCACCAGTCGTTTCTTAAAAGCACTTTACACATCCTGCGGTAAGACGGAGCCCAATAACTATTCTCCAAAACATACGGAGCCTCGTCAGGTATTCCGGCATGATAGCCTCTTTTCTTCCATCCCTGAACAAATGTCCTGAATCTTGGAATATAATGATCCCTCGTTACTTTTGGCATTGTATTAAATATCAACTTAAAAAACGACTCCCAGGTATGATCTTTTGGCTTACTTATTTTATTTACTCCTGAAACACTTCCGGTTTCTTGTACGAACATCGAGCCGGAATTTGCGCCGTTCACCCTGATTAATAATTTATACCACGTCTTTGGCTCTAAAATATGATATAATCATAATCCTTTGCGCTGGTCATGTCCGAATGGTTGGCAAAGCCTTTGCTGTGATAATGGAACTCCAGCTTTATTCATAAGGTCATAAACTTCATTGTGTCGCTTATCTCTAAATTTAGCGTGATAAACCCATATATCCCTGGTTTTCCAATCGTAAATAGGATATATGTTATAGCAATTTTCGGTTATTTTAGTGGTATATCTTATGCCTTGAAAGGTCTCCTTTTTCTGAGTGCAAATAGTTCTGAATCGGTTTAAAGACTCATCCGCTCTTATGCCTATAAATCCAGCTGTATCAATACCGTCAGCATACCAATCGCCAAACAAAACAACAAACTCCTCAAACTCCATTCCATCCTCAAACCATTCAAAAAAATTCAAATCATTTATTCCGAGTTTCGGAAGATCGCGAACCCATAAATCCTTTTTGTCGTTATCCCAGCATTTCCAGCGTGGTTCAAAACTACTCACCCCATTTGATAAGCTCATTGGAAGGCATACCCAAAACGGAATAATATTATCTTTATAAATTTCAAACATTTCCTCGGCATGGCTAATTGTTGCCGAATATTGCGCCTCCAAGTCAATCAAAAGAACTCCTACTTTTCTGTTTCTTTTAATAGCTTCTTCCATTACTAGGTGCATCATAGCCGTACTGTCTTTTCCTCCGCTAAAGGAAATATACACCTTCGGGAACGCTTCGAAAATGTATTCAATTCTTTCTTTGGATGCCTCAAGTACATTAATTCCGATATGTTTTTTTGTTTCCATTAATATAAATCTGCTTCGGTTCGTGACTTAATTGTTGATAATGTAAATGGAGGTTCACCGTGAATAAACATCCAATAGTTTATTATTTCAAGAGCTATTGAGTCGGCCTGTAATTGCTCTTTCTCAGTAAGTAAATGATAACCTCCTCTGTATTTTGAAGGAATCCCATAATGAATACAAACAGAAGATTGTCCTATCCATGCTATTCGATTCATGTTCGGATTAGTGAGATTATGTTCTGTCGAATTTGGCCACTCATCTATAACTCTATAAGCAGACTTTTTAAACAGCTTTAAATCCCTCAGGAATTCAGCATATTTATTTTGACAGCTCTCAGCGGTCATTCCTTTTGGGGGTTGCTCGTTAAAGAATCCAGCGGGATAATCTTCCCATTCCTCCCACCTATGATAAATCCTCTGTATCATTTTGCTCAAAGTCAGTAGTTATATAGTCTTCATCGAATATCTCTGATACCCAAGCCTCGCTGAATTCCTCATTTTCAAAAGCCTCTGCAAGTCCGGTAATCTGACACAATCTTAAAACTTCATCCGCATCCATCCCAAGTTCTTTTGCCACCCTATCATCAGACCAGTTGCGTCTCTTTAGCTCTATTACTATGTCTGCCATTGCGCTTACAACATGCTTTCCTCTTGCTCTATTATGTCTTATTGTTGAGGCAATTCGGTCGTTCTTTTCGCTTTGCTCTTTACGAATTATTACAGTAGGTAAAAACCCTTTAATTCTTTCGGCAACTAGTTTAGATTCTTTCCCGACTCTGTTTCTGTGAAATCCGTCTATAACTTCAATCTTATCCTCTTTAGGCCAGGTAACAATCGGTTGAGTATAGCCATCATTTATAATACTTATCTCAAGTAGTTCCATTTCAGGAGGTGCGACCTGGTTAGGGTTGTAATCATTTGCTACCACAATATCAGAAGGACCCATTTAACAAAATCAACCGGCTCGTTAATAAATGGAGAAAGTGAGTGAATATGCTCTCTTAGTTCGTTTATAAGACTAACCTTATCTGCAAACTCTTTGCCGGACAGTACCTCGGTAATTGAATCTTTTATTTTCTGGATCACGACAAAATGAATTGAAGGGTTTTTAATTGCGCTTTCATTCCTTGCACTCCACAGGCTGTAAGGTATGCGGAATATGGGTCTTTATATTGAGTTAAAGATCGCCCGACTTTCCATGCCTCAAAATTACGGTTAATATTCTCAAGCCTGGACTGAATAGTTTGTACTTCCTGTTTTATAAAGTCCTCTCTTGGTTCGGTTTCAAGATAACGCTTAATCTGTCGCAAAAATTCAATTTCTCTTTTCGCCCGACCTACTTCGGCTTTAGTAGATTCTTTTTTAATTGACTTTATAATGTCATTAATTTCCTTTTCAACTTCCTGTACTGTTTTCATAGTTCTTTTTTCTTCAATATTACTCCCTCTCGCCAATATAAAATATGATAAATGTCATGTCAGCGCCTTTATTTCTCCCCGATAGTCTTCAATCATCTCAAGGTACTCTGACCGTGACCATTTAATTGAATCATGTCAAGCATTCTCTAACGTTTCAACATCAGTGAGTCCTATCTCGTTAATCAGTCGCTCTCTGAACTCAATGAGATTACCGTGAAGATGGCAGTTACACCGATAACACTGAAGGCGTGAATTGTCAACGTGGAAGGTTAATCCAGGATAAGCACCTCTGGACAAATAGTGTCCTAATTGACAGTTAGAGGTGTTTAGTGTCAAAGGTGAATCGCAAGTATAACAGAACATTTTACCATCTCTGTAAGCTCTTAATTTAACTACCTGTGAGTATAATTCAAGTGCTTTCTGTTTTAGCTTGGGCAAAGTGATTGCTTTCTTCATTACATAAATTCAATTAATGCTCTTTCAATTTCTTCTGATGTACTGCCAATATCTTTTATAATAGCATCTAAAACTCTGGAATAAACCTCCTGCATTTGTGACTCGTCCTTTGCCGTGAAAGACAATGAGTCCGGCTCGTAATATACTCCCTTATCGGTTTGATAGGCTGTAAAGAATCCAGCCCTAACGGTCATTATTTTACGGTACACTTCAAAAGGTAAATCCATATTTGATTGTTGGCATCCGACATTAAGCAGCGCAAAGAGTTTTTTATGAAACTGGTAAATACGAGGCATCTTAATTTCAGCCTCGTAATCCTCACCAAGTCGCAATTTTCTCTTTTCATCTATGTCGCTCGGATAGATAGGAATTAACCCACTAATTGTATTTCTTAAAAGTAGCTTCATTAGTACGGGAAGTCATCTTCTTTTATGTTACCAAGTTCTGAAACGTCCGACATTGATCCTGTATGAACTTTGCCGCCCTGATATTCTCCCTGTTTGTCAGGTAATGGATTAGAAGATTCTTTTTTACCGACAAAATGCATCTGATTACCTATAACATCAGTTGTATAAACAGCTAACCCGTCTTTATTAGTGTAACTATACCAACATTCAGCCTTCGGATTACTGCCCCACATTGTAGACCGTTTCCATTCAATAGAAATTTTAACATCCAATAAAATACCTGCATTGCTTACCGCA